AAAAGAAAACTTTACTCCTGTTGAAAGCGGGGACACAGAATTGGGAGAAGACGTTGTAAACGAACTTACCAATGCATTTACTATTCCGCAGTTTAATGAAGAACTAAAAGACATGTTTCCATTACTGCACAGTATTCATCAGAAACGTATTGCTGAAACAACAGTAGATTTAGATACAATTACCCAAGAAGGTTTTGACCCAGATCACTTTGACGGTGAATTTGATTGGGAAGGTGTAGGTGACGATGGAGAAACAACACCATGTACAGTATACTACACAGCAACAATAGTTGATGGTAAACCAGTTGTTCATCCTAAATCAATTTCAATTGATTGCCAACCTGACGGAAACAGCAAATTAGGTTTTGACTCTGACATGGATCTTGAAATGCAAGACATGGATGATTTAATTCAAGCGGCACAAGAAGATGCAGAATACGAATGGGATTCGCGTGATAACAAATATGCACAAGGCGAAGGTGTTGACGATTTCGAACAGTGGGCAGACAATGTTTTAGATGAAGCACTTGATAAACAAAGAATTGCTTTACTTAATAAATTAGTAAGTAAAGATTTTCCAGTTGGTGTTGACGCAACTAATGCACTAGAAAGTTTGAAAGGCATTATTGATGATCAAGATGTAATGGAACAATTAAAGAAATTAGCAGACAACAATCCAGATGCATCTGCTAAACCAGTAATTTATAGATACGTTAAAAAAACACAACCAGAAGCATTAGACAATTTAGACTTTGGTGATATGAAATCCGAAGGGTTAGATGCTGAACCTGCCAAATGTGATCATTGTAATGGCACAGGCAAACACGGTGACGAAGACTGTAAAGTATGTAACGGAAAAGGTTATATTACACAAGAAGACGATACTACAGATGTAGTAATTGACAAAGACGGTGCTATGAAACTAGCAGGAGACGAAGAGCCTGCTAAAGACAAAAAAGCATCAACAGAAGAAGTTATTGAGTTTGTCCGCTCATTCTATGATAAAGAAACTGGAGCGTTTCCAAAAGGCGAAACAGGCGTTATTATTATGGCCCGTAAGCAGTTTGGCGATTCCGTAGGGGATCTAGTTGAGAAGTTTGTATCTAAACTGACAGGTAATAAGGTACAAGTTGAAGACGAAGAAGATGTTGAAGAAGGCAGTATCAAGTACATGCACAGTTTAAAAGCAAAAGGTCATAGCGATGAAGAAATTGCAAAAGAATTAAACATGAGTGCAGACGAAGTACGCAAAGCAATGAGCAAAACAAACGAAGATGATAAAGACAACAAAGGCTTTACAGATAAACAAATCAAACAAGCATTTGGTGTACTAAATGATAAAAGATATCATCAAGGCAACTACAGTGGTGCAGTTGATACTATCGAAAAGATTGCTAAAGGATTATCAAAACATCCAAGCGTAGCAAACGCACTTAAAAGAGCAAACGAAGACATTAACAGAATTAGAGAGTTAGCAGGACTATGAGAGCATTAGAATTTGTAACTGAATCCAGACATCCTAGTTTACAAAAACAGCGTATAGACGAAGCGGCATGGATACCGGCTATAGTTGGAGGTTTAGGTGCGGCATGGGGCATAATTAAAATAGTACTAACCGTCTATACTATAGTAGAACTTGTATCAATAGCATACAGAACAAATTTACTTTCAGGCACACTAGGTAAAGTAGACAGAGCAACTGGTGCAGTTCCAGGCGACTGGGAAGGTGAAGTTATTGAAAGCCTAACACTAGACGAAAGAATTACACTTTTATTCATAGCCGCAGGTTTTGGTGTGGGTCCCGCCGCAGGAATGACAAAAGGATTACCTACTTGGTTTAAGAATAACATTGGCGGATTATTTTCAAGAAAATTAAGACAAGAAAAATTTATTGCTATCATGCAAAGCGGCAAAAAAATTAAAGGAAAGAGCGTAGGGGAGATGACAAGTGGTGAACTTGCATGGGGTTTAACATTGGCGGGTGGTAAAATCGGTGGTTCGGTAACGGCGGCTTGGTTCTTGGGTGCTTGGGCACTATATGAATCAGGAGCGGCAATAGCAGATTTGAAAAATGTTGTAGTAGCCAACTTACCAACTATTTCGAGAATAACAGGCCATCCAATGGCAACATTTGAAGATTTTGTAGAAGCATGGAACATGTTGGAAATCCGCAGTAGAATTGTAATTCTTGCGGCATTAATGGCTATTGTTATGGGAATTAGTTTAGGCGGTAGAAAACTAGTTCAATGGGCATTAAGACATAAGAGTGATAAATGGATTAAAGCGGCCAACGATGAAATAGAAAAATTAACAAAAAGCAAAACACCAGTAACACCAGTACAACGTAAAGAACCTAGATTTTCAGCAGATGATGGTATAGATATTGGTTATAAACCAAAACCTAATGTTGTTAGAAAGAAGCCACACAGAATTAAAATGGAATCTAATCTAAACAAAGCAGACGGAAACATGGTGCCAGACAATCTAAAAATATTTGATGCGACACAAGGTAAAGGTAACCTTAAACATGTTGATACAGGTTTAGAAGCAGGTAGTATGGAAAAACTTATTAGAAAGATCGATGATCTAGTTAACCAAGTTAAAAAATCAAATGCTACTACACCAAAACCAAAAAAAGTAGATGTCAAACCTAATAAAACTGAACTTGATTTCAAGAACAATCCTCAAGATGTTGTTAACAAAGTATCACGAGAAACTGGGGTCAAACCACCGAAGAAATCAATGATCAAAGGACCAAGCGGCGAAACACTGTACGTAAATGACAAAGGTCAAATTGTAGATCAAACAGGCAGAGTCTTAAAAGGTTACGAAAAAAACATAGCAAAATAATTTCACTTTGGCAATTTAAGTTCACATTAGTTCTTGACTTTTAGGTCAAGACTAAATATAATAGTAGATATGTTGTTAGAGAAACTATCTACAACAGGCACATATATTAAAGGCAAACAAGGAGGCTTATTATGGCAACATTAGCAGAAATTCGTGCAAAACTACGCGAACAAGAATCACGCACAGGTGGTTCAAATCAATCAAGCGGCGGCGACAACGCAATTTACCCACATTGGAATATGGCAGAAGGTAGCGAAGCAGTACTTCGTTTCTTGCCTGATGCAGATCCAGAAGCGACTTTCTTTTGGAAAGAACGTTTAATGATCAAACTTCCTTTCGCAGGTATCAAAGGTCAAACTGATTCACGTCCAGTGACAGTTAACGTTCCATGTATGGAAATGTATGGAGAAGCATGTCCTGTACTACAAGAAGTACGTGGCTGGTTCAAAGATCCTTCATTGGAAGATCAAGGTAGAAAATATTGGAAGAAAAGAAGTTATATCTTCCAAGGTTTTGTAGCAGATAATCCAATTTCAGAGGATACTACTCCAGACAATCCAATTAGACGTTTTATTATTGGTCCACAAATCTTCCAAATTATTAAGGGTGCATTAATGGATCCTGAAATGGAAGAACTTCCTACAGATTATGTAAGAGGTGTAGACTTTAGAATTAAGAAAACATCTAAAGGTGGATATGCAGACTATTCAACATCACAATGGTCACGTAGAGAACGTGCTATCACTGATGAAGAAAAAGCGGCAATTGACACACATGGATTGCATAACCTTAATGACTTCTTACCCAAGAAGCCAAGTGATGTCGAAGTTAAAGTTATCCAAGAAATGTTCGAAGCATCTGTTGATGGTGAAGCATATGATCCAGAGCGTTTTGGACAGTACTTTCGTGCTCCAGGCATGAGTGCTCCAACTGGTGATCCAAACAAGAGCAAGAGTGCAACTACTACTGCTCCTGCGGCGACACCCGCTCCAACTCCTGCACCAGAACCAGTAGCAGAAACTGTAGCACAACCTGCTCCAGCGGCAACTACTGCAAGTGCAAACGAAGACAAACCAAGTAGCGAACGTGCTAATGATATTTTAGCAATGATTCGTAACCGTCAACAATAAGGAGTAATCATGGCGAAACCATTCGACGTTAGTAAATTTCGTAAGAACCTTACCAAGAGCATTACAGGTCTGGGTATGGGTTTTAACGATCCAACTGACTGGGTTTCGACTGGCAATTACGCACTAAATCATCTTATCTCTGGGGACTTCCATAAAGGAATTCCCCTTGGTAAGGTTACAGTGTTTGCTGGCGAATCCGGCGCAGGTAAATCTTACTTTGCTTCAGGTAACATTGTAAAGGCCGCACAAGAGCAAGGCATTTTTGTAGTTCTAATTGACTCTGAAAATGCACTTGATGAAAAGTGGTTACAAGCACTAGGTGTTGATACTGACGAAAGTAAACTTCTACGTTTGTCAATGAGTATGATTGATGACGTAGCAAAAACTATTAGTGAGTTTATGAAAGACTACAGATCAGACTATGATGCTGTAGATACAGCAGACAGACCAAAAGTGCTGTTTGTTATTGACTCGCTAGGTATGTTGTTAACTCCAACAGATGTTGATCAGTTTGGTAAGGGTGATTTAAAAGGTGACATGGGTAGAAAACCTAAAGCACTTACAGCACTTGTACGTAACTGTGTAAACATGTTTGGTAGTTACAATGTAGGTATGGTATGTACTAACCACACATACGCATCACAAGATATGTTTGATCCTGATGATAAAATCAGTGGAGGACAAGGTTTTGTGTATGCTTCATCTATTGTAGTAGCAATGAAAAAGTTGAAACTAAAAGAAGATGAAGACGGTAAAAAGGTAACAGATGTACGTGGTATCAGAGCC